ACCCGTCACGTCTGTGTGGTTCCCTGCCCTCATTGCGGCGATTTTCAGGAACTGCAGAATGACAGCCTACGCTTTGATCACTGCAAGGATCTTGCCGGCGAATACGACCTGGAGCGCGTACTGAAAGAAACTTGGTATGAGTGCGGCCTCTGTCACAAGCCCATCTACGAGCACCACAAGCGCGACATGATGCTTGCGCATCGATGGAGGCAGACCAATCCGACTCCAGCTCCGGGGAAAATCTCCATCCACATCAGCGATCTCTACAGCCAATTTGCCTCCAGCACCTGGGGGAAACTGGCCTGCGAGTACATCCCCGCGCTGAAGAGCATTGCGGCGATGACGCGCTACCGGCAAGAGCGGCTTGGAAAGCCAGAGAGACTCCGATCGAGTGAGTTGAAGACTGAGGACATCCTCAAACTCCGCAGCTCCTACCATCGCAAAACACTCCCGGATAAACCCGCGCTCTATGCCATGGGCGTGGACGTCCAGTCCGATGTGAAAAAATGGATCAAAGGAGGATTCAATCTTCATGGTGACCTCTGGCTCTCCGACTGGGGATATACCCTTGCCTACGATGAGCTGCTTGAAATTGCCGATGCTCCCACTCCGATCGGAGTCCCCTTTGGAAACTGGAACCGCTCGGAACCATGGACCGAGGAGAGTGTTGTTGTGGAGCAGGGAATCATCGATGAGGGGCACGACATGGAGGGAGTGCGGCGCTTGTGCGTCCGGAGCGACGGCCTCTTTGTGCCTAGTAAAGGCCGCGGCGGCATTCAGATCCGCAGCCTGGTCAACGAGAGCATCGGTGAAATCGACGGTGAGGAGATCATCACCTATCACTTTTCAGACGATCAGTTTAAGAAAGCGCTCCTGATCGGCCGTATCGCTGAACTACCTAAAATTCTTGCCGGAAAATCCAAAAGCCCCCGGCTGTACCTGCCTTATGAAGTCGATGCAGAATTTGCCGATGAACTCACCAGTGAGAAGCTTGTGGTGGAGCAAGATCGCCTTGGCTACCCGCGCGAAATTTGGAAAAAGGCTCCCAGCATTCCGAATGACTTTTCAGATGCACTGAAAAACCTCCTGGTGATCTGGTACTGGATGGGCCCGGGAATCGTGGCAGCACACCCGTCTGTGCCGCCTCCGGAGACAGCTGATGCAGCTTAGGGTTTTTTGTCTGCCGATCCTCCCGGATCAGGCATCCGATGATCAGTAGATCATCGGACTTCTCGGCTGATCGCCTCGAATGACTAAACCGCGCACCCCGCGCGCCTTTTGACGGGCTTGTTTGACTATCGCTCCTTCTGTATGGCAGAAGCCGTGAGAGAGCCGAGGCACTAAGCCGCGGGGTTTTTCGTTTTACCCGCGCATGAATGGGGGACATCCCGCAGTCCCCGCCGATCCACGGAGCGGGACTTTTTGACGGCACTTGTCTCCGGACAAGCTGTGCCGCCCTTTGGGCCACGCCATGCGGCGTGCTCTTACGCGCCGCTTCCCAGCGGCTTGTTTGACATAGGTGCAAGGGGCAATGGCCTTTGATGACACCGTAAAATCGTACCTTCGGCTTTATAGCCAAGAACAAATTGAGGCCGCCTTAAGGGTGGCACTCGCTGATCAGGCCAGTGGTGTAACCATCACGGGGATCTCTGGTGATGGGGGATCTACGAACGGAGTGATCAATGGGCACACCGACCAGATCATCAGCATCCTGAATGCCTGCCTGGAACGTCTCGATGCTGGCTATCCGAATGATCAGGTTGACCAGCCTGTCAGCCACTGGGACTTCAGCCGCCAAATTCTCGGCACCTGAGTTATGGCAAAGAAGCCCTCCCCTGCCTCAAGTCGCCGTAGCTCCTCTGCGCGGTCCCGATCTGGCGCAAAATCATCGACCCTTCAGACATCAGCCTGGTCGAGTTTCGATGCGGCCAATCGGAGCACTACTCGCGGATGGATTTATTTTCCCACGCTCGACACCGCAAAGGAACTCGACAGCTACAGCCACTGGGAATTGGTGAAGAAGGCTCGCTGGTTCTATGCAAATAGCGGGTTTGCCCGCCGCGCGGTGAATGGCCTCGCGAACATGATTGGATTCCTCACCCCGCGTGCGCTGACGCGGGATCCTGTGTGGAACGAACTGGCAATGAGGAATTTTGAGTCCCGTGCCGGCTCTGCGCAGATCTGCGATTTGATGGGCAAGCATAACTTTTACGACTACCAACTCGCCCTGAGTCGCAATGAGTTGAAGGACGGTGACATGATCACCGCTCTCAGCAAGACGGCCAGCGGTGGTGCAGCTTTTCTGGGCTACGAGGCTCATCAGATCGGCAATAGCTCCCTGACAGATGCTGACGTCTGGAGCAATGGCGTCCTGTCCGACCGCTTCGGTCGGCACCTCGCCTATCGCATCATTAGTGGCTCCGGTCATTACGACATCGCCGCGTCCGACGCTATCTACACGGGAGATTTTGAACGGCTCAATCAGCCTCGTGGCATCACCGGCTTTGCGCATGCCATCAACCATCTCCACGACATCACCGATATCACCCGTGATGTGAAGCTGGGCATCAAGGTGGGAAATCAGATCGGCTTCTACCGGACCCGTCCTGGTCAGAAAAATACCTCTTCGGCAAATCGCCGCATGGGCGCAGGCCGCAATCAGCAAACGCCGGACCCGACAATCCCTGCGGCCAAAGTTGACCTTGAGGAAATCTTTCGCAGTGGCAAGGTCCCCGACCTGACCGATGGAGAGGAGCTCCGGACGCTTTTGGATACCCGGCCGCATCCGAACCAGATGTCCCTGATTGACTTCCTCGTGCGCGATATGAGCCTAGGATTTGGTGTCGCTCCGGAGGTGCTCACGCTGGCTGGATCCAAGAACAGCGTGGCGAACCGCATGGTCCTCTCGGATGCTGAGAAATGGGTGGATCAGAAACAGGGTCGGCTTGCTGACCGCTTCTGCACCCGGTACTGGGTCTATCACGTTGCTTGCGAAATGAAGGCCGGTCGCCTTCCGAAATGCAAAGACCCCGAGTGGTGGAAGGTCGGCTGGATTCCTCAGAAGCGCCTCACGGTGGACCGCAGCAAAGATGGCAAACTCAGCATCGATTTGCACAAGGCCGGCATGATCACCCTGGCCCGTCATTACGACGAACAATTCTCCCAGGACTGGAAGCCGAATTGCGATCAATGGATGGATGAGCTCGCCTACCTGCGCGATGGACTGAAAACCCGCGGCTTCCAGGACATGAGCGAAGTGCAGCTCCTTCTGGGCGCACCGAATGTGAAAGTCACCGAGCAGGCCCAGCCCGACGAGCTGCAGCATGATGGGAAAAATCCTCCGCCTGATGACACCGACGAAACGCCTGGCCTCGATGATTCCGGAGAGCCGCTCGACGAGTAACCCGATTTCCAAAATCACCTGATCTAACCCCACCGCGCCATGAAATTCGCCCACCTGCTTACAGCCTTCTACTTCCAGCCCTGGGCCATTCGTCCGGATGCACACATGCTCCTGGGTCGCAAACTCCACGACTACCTGCAGGCGCGCAATGGCAAGATGACCCGAGCCGACTTGCTCGGTGATGAAGATGAGGATCAGGACAATGGTGACGGGGACGATACGGGAGCACGGCCGGCACCCGAAAGTGCCATGGGCGTCATGTTGATTAGGGTGCATGGCATCATCGGTCGCCACCTCGGCTGGCTGGAGATGATGTGCGGTGGCTACGATCTCGACTGGTTAAATGCAGATCTCGATGCTCTCGAAGCCGATACCTCCATCCATACCGTCATCTTCGATTTCAATACACCCGGCGGCCAGACCTCTGGCGTAGCCGAGGCGGCGGCCCGGATCGCCGCGCTTGGCGTGAATACCATTGCCTACACCGATGGGGAATGCTGCTCGGCTGGCTACTACCTTGCCTCCGCGTGCGATGAGATCCTTGCTTCCCCGAGCGCGACCGTTGGCTGCATCGGCGTCTATATTGCCGGCGTGGATAGCTCTCGGGCGTGGGAGCAGGAGGGCCTGAAGCTGAAACTCTTCCGCGATGGCAAATTCAAAGCCCTGGGGATGGATGGCAAGGAATGGACCGCTGATGAAGATGCCTTCCTGCAAGCGCGAACCGATAAAGTCAGCGCGCAGTTCAAGGGATTTGTCCTCGCCCAGCGCCCTTTCGTCTCGGCAGATACCATGCAGGGGCAATGGTTCGACGGGGATGATGCTGAAGATAATGGCCTAGTCGATGATCTCTCGCCTGACCTGCAGAGCGTCATCACGGCTGCGGTCGCTGCCGGATTGCTTGCAGAATAATGTTCAACAGCAACCCCGCTAGCCACGTGGCTAGCGGGGTTTTTTTTGTTTTAAGGGGCATTGTTTTTCCGTTCCGTGGTTTTTGACGGCACTTGCCTCCCGGCAAGCGGTGCCGCCCTTCGGGCCACGCCTTACGGCGTGCTCTTACGCGCCGCTTCCCAGCGGCTTGTTTGACACGGCAAGGAAGTCATGAGCAAACGACTCCTAAACTGCCTCCTCTTCCTCTCCGCTGACAACCTTGGCGCGGCCGGCTCCGCAGCCGCTCCCGCACAATCAGCTGCTCCTGCCGCCCCGGCTGCAGCTGCACCAGAAGCTCCCGCCGCTCCCGCACAACCGGCAGCTGCTGTGGCCAAGCCCGGCATCTTTGCCAAGGCTGGTGAATTCATCGCTGCCCGCGCTGACCTCCTGCAGAAAATTTCCGCCCACGAGACCACCATCACGGATCTCCGGGGGCAGCTGAGCACCGCCCAGGGCACCATCACCACGCAGCTCGCAGAGCTGACGGAGCTCCGCGCCGGCAAGGCGAGCCTCGAAGCGGCTGTTGCAGGACTGGAGACCTCTGCCAAGTCGGCTGAGGAGCAAGCAATCGATATCGCAGCTTCCCAGGGTGTCCCACCCAAGCAGCTTGCTGCGGTTTCCGCTGAGGCCAAGACCGCCGAGGAACTCCGCGCTGACTGGAACGCGATCAAAGATCCCACGGCCCGTGCTGCCTTCTACGCCAAGCACAAGGACCAGCTCCTCACGGCCTGATTTGACACCCGCACGCTGACAACACCTCACCCAACGCACACACACCTCGCTACCCACTGATACAATGATCACTAAGTTTCGCACCTTCACTAGCCTGCTGCTTGCAGTAGCTGTCATCGCCACTTCGTTTGTTATCGGAATCCATAACGGCGCGACCGCCGGTGTTGCCTTTGCAGGCATCTTCACCGTGTTTGGTGCTGGGATGTTTTCGACCACATGGATCACGCCCCACCTTGGAGCTAACGCACTCGGCTCTCTCTCAGGTTCCCTGATTCTTCAGGAAGCCCTTCAACTCACCTTCTCGCATCGTCCTCTGCTGAAAATGATCAGCAAAGGGTTCCGCGAGATCGACGGTAGCGTCGAGAACGCGCTCCTGAACCAAAGCGTCATCACCCGCACCTTGAGCATTCCCTCGGTGGGTAATTTCGGCGATGCGGCGTCCGACATCGCTGACACCGATGTGCCTGTCGTGCTGAACGGATTCAAGCAGGTCTTTATCACGCTGACTGCGGCTCAGTACAACGCCACCAACCGCGATGTCATCAGGGAGGAGGCACAGCCCATCGCGACGGCGATCGCCAACCACATCGTCGACAGCGTGAGCGCCCTCTGGGTTGCTGGCAACTTTGCCAAGAGCCTGGTCACGGCTACCAATACCCGTGCAGACCTCACCCTGCCGCTCATGACGGCGATGGATGGCACGACCGATGCCAATGCAATCCCCGCTGATGGCCGATTTGCAGTCTTTAATGGCACCGTCTATGGTGGTCTGCTGGCTGACCCCGTGATCGTGGCAGCCTTGAACAACCCCTCCAACGGGGACGCCATCAAGACTGGCAAACTTCCTGCCGTGGACGGCATCCAGATCGATAAGATGCCCACCCTCGGGAATGGTGGTGCCCATCGCGTCGGTTTCGCCGGTACGCCTGATTCCACCTGCTACGCAGCCCGTGCTCCTAAGGATCCATCCGAGCTGCTCCCAGGAGCTCAATTCCCCGGTGTCATCGGCTATGTCGAGGACCCCGCGACGGGATTCCGCGTCATGGTCAACCAGTGGATCGGCACAGACCTTTCGCTCAACAACCGCATCATCTGGCTGGAGGGCTATGCGGTCGGCAACGAGAACAACGGTATCATCATCAGCAACGCCTGATTTTTCACCATCCCCGCAGCTCCCCGCTGCACGACAGAAAGCACCGAGAGATCACCACATGGCCTCTCGGTGCTTCTTTTTTTAACCCATCATACCAACTCCGATGACAGCATTTGAAAAAGTCCAATCTCTCTACGCCCAACTCGCCTCCGGCGCGCGGATCTCTCCTACAGTCTTCGAGAAGCACCTCAAGGAACTCTACGCCGAGCACGAGCAGCTGCTTGCCGCTTTTGCGACCTCTGCAGCGAAAGTCGAAGGTCAAAAGTCGAAAGCCAGCATTCTGAAGCCTTCGTCCTTCGTCCATCGTCCTTCGACTCAGCTCTAAACCTTCCCTCTTTTTCCCATGAATCCTCTCTCCGTCCGATCTCTGGCGCAGCGTGGTGCCGATCTGAAGCTCTGCCTCTACGGGCATCCCTGCTCCTACAAGGGCAACGCATTCATGGCGACCAAACTCCCGACGCGCGATGCTAGGGCGCTGCGAGCCGGTGGCCTCACCATAGATAGCGATACCGTGATCCGTCTGCTCAAGAGCGCGCTGCCGATCGTGCCAGTCTCCGAGACCATGGTGACCGTCGATGGCAAAGAATACCGGATCGCCGAGGTCAAGGATGTCACCGATCCGATCGCTGAATGGGTATTGGCGCTCCATAACCTCGCCTGATCATGATCACGGCGCAGATCGACATCAGTGGCATGCAGGAGGTCATCGCGGCGATCTCCGTGTCCACGCTGCGCCCGATGAAGGAAGTGACGCTTGCCGAGAGCAAGAGCGTGTTGCAGACCACCATGGATCGCACGCCGCTCCTGACTGCTGGTAAAATTCGCAGCGGCCTTGAAAAGAAATTTCACCAATTCGCAGACGCGACGCATTGGGGCCCCACGGCCACAGCGGTTATCCCGCGGATTAGCATTGCGGCCGGTAAGGGTAATGTCTGGCTGCTCAAGGATGCAGCCACGAGGAAAAGCCCTCGGAAAAAAGGCTCCAGAGCGATAGCGGGTGGTCCTGTCTGCCACTTAATCAGTCAACACCACGAGACAGAGGAAGACTGGAGTCTCTATCAGGCCCTGGAGAAAGAACGCAAGAGCACCCTTGCCGCCAAGATCAAGGAACGGCTGGCTCGCCGCGGCTTGCCTCGCCAGAGCTGGTGGTTGATGGCTCAGATGTCGGGCGTGCCGGTTAGAGCCAGTAGTGTGGTGACAGGCGCCCGGGTGCGTGGAGCACTACTGGATGATGTCGCGCGCGTAACCGCCGCCTCTGGCCCGAACTCCTTCACCATCTCCTTTGCAAATTCCTCGCAGGCCAGCATCAAACATGACGGCTTCCGCATCCTCCAGGGAGTGCTGGCAGGTCGTGAAAAATACTTCCGCACCAACATGGAGAAAGGCGTCTTCGACAGCGCCAAGGAAGTAGAGCGAGCCTATCCGAATCTCATCTCCGTCACCTAACCTCCTCACTTTTTACCTTCCTACTTTTTACTTTCAGCCATGTCCCTTCCCGCCCTTCAGCTTGAAAATTCCCTTGTCGCCTATCTCCGCCCCATGCTCTCCGGGGTGGCCATCCATCCCGGCCATAGCAACGAGGAGCAGAGCGCGCTGCCGCGGGTCATTTTTTCGGCTACCTCAGCCGGCGGGGATCTCTCCATCGGTGCAGGCGTCGATGAGATCGAAATCGAGATCACGATCATCACGGCGATCGGCTCGGTGAATGGTGACCCTGATCCGGTACAGACCATTTCGATGCTGGCGGAGACAATCCGTGAAAAGTTGGGACTCGATCAGATCGATACCCTCGCCACCATTCTTTCCTTCCAGGCGCCTCCTCTTGTGCTCTCTGGGCTGGAATACGAAGGCCAGAGAGAAGGTCGCGATACTCAGCGCGCGATCCATGGCCTCATGCTTGATTACCGCGCCTGGGTGGCGTGATCTGCTGCTTGTTTGATTCGCTCGCGCCCGCGCGGCTCACCCCTTCGGGGCTGCTGATGTTTTGACGGCACTTGCCTCCCGGCAAGCTGTGCCGCCCTTCGGGCCACGCCTGCGGCGTGCTCTTACGCGCGCGTTCCCACGCGCTTGTTTGACACCCGCGCTCTGTCATGAGCAACAACGTCCTTGGTACCGGTCTTGTCCGGGAAGTCGCACCCACTTTTGCAAATTTTGTCGTCGTCGACGGCACGTGGAAAGAAAAAGACACCACGATGCACGAGCGCACTGACGGTGGTGATGGTAATGTGCTCAACTATTCCTTCTGGAAGCCGGGCGTTGATGCTACTTGCGACCTGGTTTTGAAAGTTGGTTCGGTCCCGCTCCTTATCGGTGACGTGCTGACCGAGACCGCTGATCCACAGGCTGGTGCAACCGTTCGTTCCTTTGTGGTGCTGGATGCCACCAAGTCCAATTTCGGCGGCAAGCCACTTCGCCAGGCCGTGCAGCTCGCCTACCACACCGGCTTCACGCCGACCGTCGTTTCCTAATGTTCCGCCGTGAGCCGACAACTGGCAGAATGTGTCCTCCACGCCCCGCACAGCATCTGTGGGCGGACACTCCAGCCACTCTCGATCTGGCACTACTGGCTGCTTGATTTTGTCGGCAGCCCCTTGGTGGGAGCGAGTGAGAAAGGAGGCGCGAGCGATCTTGCTCTTGCGATTGAGATCTGCTGCCGTCCTGCAAGTTCTCCGTCGCAGACCTGTGAGCTACCGCTCTCTGTGGATCCCTACCTCCTAGAGCAGCTGCACGAAGTAGGGCTTTCCGAAGTCCTGGCGTCCCTCAAAGTCTATTTTGCGGACTATGTCGCCTCTCCTCGCGTCTGGGAGTCTGAGGAAGGAAGGCCAATCCGCAGCCCGCTCTGCCTCTACATGGTGTCTGTCCTCATGCGGCAGGCCGGCATGAGTCATGATGAGGCCTGGGCGACACAGTTCGGCTACGGCCGGCACCTTTGCCTCGCCCTCGCAGAAGCCGGTGGCAATGAGATCCCGCTTCTGAGTGCCGCGGAGGAGCGGGCGCTGATTGAGGCAGGCTACACCTCCTGACATGAGCGAAAAAAACGCCATCAATTTTAAGCTAGGCACGGATAATACCCTGCTACGAACGGGCCTGCAACAAGCCGAAGGCCAAGTGCAGAGTTTTAAGGAACAGACTCACGACATGCTGGCGGGACTTTTTGCAGGCATAGGGATCGAACAGATGCTCTCCAAGTTCTCAGAGATCAAGAAAGTGTCAGAGACCTTCGATACCACATCGGAGGCGGTGCAGCGAGCATCGGGAGCCGCAGAACATTTTGATACCACAATCGAAGCGGTAGGCACCGCTATGGCTAAAATCCGCAGCGGCCGAGGGGATGTGCTGGAGAAGCTGGGGATCGATGCTGAAGCCTTCAAAAAAGTTGGTCTTGATCAACAGCTCGTCATGGTGGCCGCCGCACTTGAGAAGATCACCGACCCCCAGGAGAGGGTGAACAAGGCCTTCGAGGTTATGGGTCCCCGCGCGAAAGAGATCATGCCCATGATTCTGGCGGGGAGCGCGAAGCTGCAGGAGGTGATGGGGCAGGTGGCCACGCTGGACAATGCCACAGTGGATCAGCTTGCCAAATCTGACAAACAACTCAAAGCCATGCAAAATACAGTGGAAGTAGGCATGGGGTATATTTTTGGGTTTATCAACAACATCATGCAGAGCGTTGGGGCGTTCGAAGGGGGCATCATGGCGGGATTAGTGAGCATTGCTTCGCGTGTTGGACAGTTTTTTGGAGCACTAAGCCATCACGACTGGTCGGGGATGAAGGCATCATTCAGCACGGCAGTTAGTGATATGGTGCAGATATCCTATAATGCCAAAGATCAGATACACGACATTTGGGTTCCCGCTGGCGCCGGCAGTGAGTCTTCCGGTGGTGCAGCTGATACGAACGACAATGGTGCCGATGGGATTGGGAAAGCAGCCAAAGAACGCGCACCCCTTGCGGATCGACTACGTGATATAGAGCAGGAACATGCGACCAAACAACTCGACACCCAAACCCGCCTGAATCAACTCGCTGCGGAGCGTGCGCAACTGGAACTGACCCTCTTTGCCATGAGTTCGGACGATACTGAGAAGCGCGCAGATCTTGAGGACAAACTTGTTGCAAATGCAAAGGAACGCTTGAAACTGCAAGACCGGGCGCGTGAGGAGAATGACAAGGCCTCAGAGGCCTCGGCTAAAGCGCGAGCTTCGGAGAAAGAGCATGCCGCCCGGGCTGCAGAGGAGACTCAGCGCAAGGCGGAAGAGGACAAACAGCGTGCCGCCAAGGCCGCAGAGGATGCCAAGCGCGAGGCCGAGCGCACCCGTGAGCAGCAAGGTCGTGACTACTTCCGCCGTGCTGAGGAACAGCTCGGCTTTGCCTCCGGAAAAGATAGCCGCACTGATTACGAGAAGGGTGGCCAGCACCTGGCCGGGGTGAATTACCAGGTGGTCAACTCCGAAGCCGAAAGGGGTATCCGCTTACAGCAAGAGAGTCGCAACTTCCTGCAAAAGATCGCCGAGAAGGAATGGACCGTGGAGATCCCCGATGCCCAGTAACCGAGGTGAAACCTAAAATGAACCAGCGTCTAAAGTCTAAAGTCGAGAGTCTGAAGCCAGCAGATAGCAGCCTTCGGCCTTCGTCCTTCGTCCTTCGACTCAGCCTGTGCTCCCTATGACCACTCTCCACATTCTGGGTACAAATCCTAATTCATTACTCCCGCAGGCCAAGACGCGCTTCCGTGAGGGGCGTGATGGTGTCTTCACCATCGAAGAGAGTTTCCGGGTATTAAAGAGCGGATGGATCCTTTGCTGCCCCGAACGGGGTTCCCCGCATTCGATTTATAGTAATGCCGCGCTGATGGAGCGCAATGCTCAGGAGTCGTCGGTGCCCGGCATGGTGGATGTGGTCCTCGTGTACAATACGCCACCATCCGGCTCTATGATTGGTCCGTCCGGGTATCTGCCCCCGGATGAGTACACCGAGACGGCTAGTGAGATCGTCAAGCCGATCGAGGCGCATCCCGATTTTAATACCTTTGGCACTGTGGCGAACGGTGCCATCTTTGATCCGCCGATCCCCCCGCTAGCTCAGGGCAAATTTCGAGGATGGGTCGCAACTAGTCCCTTTGCAGGGTATGACACCTATTCCGTGGCAAGCGTGACCGAGAGCATCACCAAATACTACTGGTCTCAGCCGCCAAGCGTCACAGACCAGGTGGGGACGATTCAGGGGGTATATTGGCGCGTGGCGAGCGGCTCGACGGGCCGTCGATACCCCTACTGGACGCAGACCATCCTGCGGGTCTATTCCGATGACGGATGGAACACGACGGTCTATCCGGACTAACCACCGATGGCCACTGACATCGATAGGCTCAAAATCTGGCACGCGGGGCTGATCGCGCCGTGGCGGTGGAATGAACTCATCGATATCGTCCATTCTGGACTGATCTCGGGTTTTGTGGGCGGCAGCTATGAGCGCTCCCTGCTGGGGACGCAGCTCAAGCTGCTCGATCGAGGGGGAGGAGGTAGTGGTAGTGCGTCGCCATTCCCGTGGCAGCTCAAGCCTGTCGTGGAGGAGATCGACGGCGGCTTTGATGGTCGGCTTGCGATCCAGTACGGAGAGATCGATAGTGTCCCTCCGAGCGGCATGACCGATGATGGGAGTGGTGACACCTTCACCATTGATCCTCTGGATGGAACCAACGGCACCTCCTGGATCTACATCATCATCACCTTTGATACCACGACACGCCAGATCAATAGCCGTACCATCGGCTATACAGCCTCCGGCGCTGACGTTCCGGCCAATACTGATACCACGAAGTATGTTGTCATCGGGCAGGTGCAGTTTACCGAAACCGGGGGAGATGCTCCAGGGTACTACACCGTGCTCTCTCAGGAGATCTCACAGAGCCTCTACACTGATCAGGCCTATTACCTCAGTGATGGGGAGAATACCTTCTTTGCCGATGAGAATTCCGTCCAGTTGGTAGATACCACCTATACCGCGCGCCTCGAATCGAGCTCCCTGACAATCACCGATTATCCCATTGTCGATGGCTCAGGCGACGGGGAGCAGATTTTACTAGAGGTCGATGATGTGGGCACGGCAAAGATCCACGCGCAGGCCGGAGGTGATGGAGGGGCTACCTTTGATCTGCTTGCCGACGATGTGACCGGTGAGGCATCCCTGATCCTCGATGACGGGGATGACTCGGTGACGACCCTCAATACAAGCCAACTCCTTTTTAATGACGGCGATGGTGAGACGCTGACGGCCAACATTGATAAGACGGTCGGTGCGGTGCAGGTTCTGGGCCACGCTGGAAGTTCTGCGCAGAATTTCCAGCTCACCGCGAATGACACTTCCGGCATCAGTTCGCTGACGCTGATGGGGAATGATTTTGCGCAGGATCTTGTCCTCCAGACAAACAACGGAAATTTCACTGAAATCAACGGCTATGCAGGAGGGGCAGGAACAGGTCCAACCTTCGATCTGATTGCTGACGATGATGCCGGAGAGGCGATGCTGACCCTCGACGATGGCGATGGGAACACAACCACAACGTCAACGTCTGAATATATCATCTTTGACTATACTAGCGGCGAGTCGGTCACGATCAACATGCCGACGAATGCAGGCGGCGACACGGTCAGCGCCTCTTGGCAGGAGATAGCCATTTGCGCCGAGGATGGTTCTACCAAGCATATGAAGGTGTTGGGCACAGCCATTTACTGATGACTGCTCCAAAGCTCAAGAAAATTATATCGCAGTGCGACCACGTTGTTTGCACGTGCGACTATACCTGTGCTAAGTGCCCTGCAGGAAACGACTGTCCGCCTGACTGCGGTTCCGGTTCATCCTCCAGTGTCATCAGCCATTCTTGCGCTGATGGCGTGGTTATTCACTGCTATAGCGTCTGCACACCAAGTCCGATAGCACCCACTGCTCTTACACCATGTGCCTCATGTGGGTTTCGAGATCCTGCTACTGGTCTTCTCTATTCTACACTAGATATTGCTGCAGGTAGTTATGATTCACCGGCATGGGCTGTGAACGAAGCGAACTATTGGGCTTGGGTACACATAACATGGCCTGCCATCACTTACACGGCAACGCCGCCAGAAGGTGGAGGATGTACATATGATCCAAATCCAACTGACGGTATTGTCGGAGCAGTTGCAGAGTATTGGGCTATTCCTAATACGATTGCGGCGATTGAGTTTCCTACTAACTATAATGGTACAGCCACTGGCTACGAAGAAATTTTTGGAGGAGGAGAAGGGGATGCTATTTCAGTGCCTGCATTTTCAGCTAATCCTTATAGTTATGTGAATGTTAATTCAGTAACTGGTGAGGTTTACGCAGGAGGTTACAATGGATGGTCGTCACTCAATCAATCATTCCCGGGTTACAATTCCTATAGAGATATTATTCCCTGTTGTACCTCTGGCATGATAGAGGTGTATGGTGGTGGAGTAGCACAGGGATGTTGTCCTGGGACGATGACTGCGGCCCATAATACAGACGGATCTGCTGCTGGCTGCTGCCCCACGGCTTTCACCTACTCAACATCGCTCCATCAGTGCGTCTGGGCTGGATAATATGGAGACACCCTGCCAACTATCCCCTGCCCAGGTCAGCCAGATAGCCTTCGGTCTGACCCGTCGATCACGCCCGAAGCGGGCCTCCCTTTGGCTCTCCAGGGGCAATCACCGCAAAGGAATCCATGCTCGCCTCGCCGGGATCTGGATCACCCGAATTGCCGCTAACCCCGATGCAGCAACTCTCGCCTGCCAAACCTGGCAGGATTACCAAACGGCAGTAGCCACTCTTCCCCCAGCAGCAACTACGACGTCCTCTACACCCGCCCACGTCGGAATAGGGCCTGGAACCGAACTGAAGAAACTGTTGTCGAAGATAGGTATTGTGGCCGCTCCTGGATGTTCCTGCAACAGCCGCGCTGCGCTGATGGATAAGAATGGCCCAGATTGGTGTCAGGAGCATCTTGAGGAAATCATCGGGTGGCTCGGTGAGGAATCAGCCAAGCGCCATCTCCCTTTCATTCCTGCTGCCGCCCGTCTTTTGGTAAAAAGGGCCATCGGGAATGCGCGGAAGCTTTCGGCATCGACCGGGGCTTTTTGACGGCACTTGTCTCCCGACAAGCTGTGCCGCCCTCCAGGCCCCGCCTTCGGCGTGCTCTTACGCGCCGCTTCCCAGCGGCTTGTTTGACATTGCCGCCCCATTGTACCTCACCATTTAACCTTCCCACCTTTTACATAGTCATGAGCTTTTTTATTAAATCCATTGGAACCATCGCGGCAGTTTCCGCTGTCGTCGCCACTGACATCTCTCTGCCGCAGGGCGTCAGGGATGTGATCACGGAGAACCTCTCCTCGATCACGGGGTACGACAGCGTCATCCTGGAGGCTCACGGCCATTTCGGGGTCGGTGGATCCGCGCAAATCAAAATTAACGCATTCAATCAGGCCGTGGCTCCTGCCCCTGTTGTGCCTCCTGTTGTTTCCTCGGTGCCGCCCGCCTCCGGTGACAGCACCGCAGGTGCTCCCGTATCCGGAGAGGGTGCTCCGGCTGGAACATCGGCATCCCCCGCGGATGGATCAGCTGCGCCTGCGACTCCGTCCTCCGTTTAAGACTGATTTGTTGGTTAGTTGACTGAAGCCGCTCGCCCGGGGGGACGAGCGGCTTCTTGCGTTGTGGATGCAGCGTGTTGTTTTGTCTGCCGATCCTCCCGGATCAGGCCCCCGCTGATCTGCTGATCATCGGACTTCTCGACTCATCGTCTCGAATGACTAAGCCGCCGCCCCGCGTCGCCTTTTGACATGCAAGCAGTGATAGCTGCCAATGATCACTTTTCCCGCCCCAATCAAGGTCATTAAGGACTCGATGACCATCACGTCACTCCCCTTTGTCCTCCGCGACAATGCGCAAAAGAAGCTCGTGCAGGTTCAGTTTACCGGCATTCCCGCCATGGTGACTGTCTGGTCAGGTGCCGCTTATGACACGGCCGGTGACTACACGGAGGCGCAGCTTGAGACAGCGGTGAAGGCATTGATCGGTAGTGATCCCGCAGCCTACCTGGAGAGTCTCTTTGCCAAGGCAAATGCAGCCCGCGCGGCATCCACGCCCTCGGCGTAGCACTATTTTTAGCCATGCCACTCCTCACCTACGATCTCGACCTGGGGAGCTTCGTTGCCGCCCCGCTCAACCGCGTCCCTCTCACCACGCTCTCCTGTACCCGCGGAGACAGTGAGCAGATAGGCATCCAGTTTTCGCGATCCGGAGTGGTGCAGGCATTAAGTGATGGGGCAGCCACGGCTCAGCTCATGATGAAGCTGCCCGGGCAGTATGAGGGGCAGACGCCTCTGGTATCCGCTCCCGCTTGGGTATCCTCCGGCGCTGACGTTACCGCCCTCTACACCTTCACCCCGTTGCTCAATACCAATGCGCTCAATATGGCACTGGTCAATGGCGCTATCACGGCGCAGGCGGCAAATGACGCAGCGCGCTTTGCACTGGGGGGGTTAGTGAACGGGAATATCGTCTATAACCTCGACACAGGCCTAGCCTGGCAGGTTATCGATGCGACTCAGGCCACGACGGCTGCCGGGTGGACACCAGCCCCGGCATTGCCCTCGTTGACCGTCATCACCGAAGTGCAGATGATCGTATCTGGGAGCGTGATCACCCTGGGCGATCTGATCACGACGATCTGGAACGATTATATCAAGGGCACCGAGGGGTCCCCTTCCACGGTGGTGCCATCGTCCTATTTCCTGCTGAGTTCCGCGAGCCACGTGTGGCGGATCACCATTGGCGACGACGGTGTGTTGCTTCCAACCCAAATTTCCTAACCCATGAAAAAAATACTTCGTCTCTCCGTTGTTGCCATCAGCCTTCAGCTTTCAGCTTTCAGCATTGTCGGATCAGCCTCCGCGCAATCCGTCGCTGCTGTTTCCGTGGACACCAATGGCGTCCTGTTGAGCCGCTTCAGCAGCTTTGCTGCAACAAACGGCCTCCTCACCACGAACTCCCCATTGCCATGGAGCAAAGTCACCAATCTCCCCACTACCTTGGGAGGCTATGGAATCACCAATGCCGACACCAACGGAGCGGCATTGGTTGTCAGCAATGCACTGGGCCTGCTCATCACCAGCAACACCACCGCAATCTCCAGCAACGCCACAGCGATCACGGCGGTTAGTAACTCGCTGACAAATTATGCATTAGTGACAGCAGCCCTGACTAATTTCGGATCTGGGGCACTCTCGTCACTCACCGTCACCAATAATTTCTTTGCCAACAACGGGGCGTCTGTCACGGGGGTGCTTAATGTTTCGGGCTCGGGGGTCTTTGGCGGGGCATCATTTTTTAATAACAGCGTAACTCTCGGTGCAGTCTCGGGGAACACGCTGACGGTAAATGCTGGCACTCTCACGGCGTCTAATGCCACAAGTCTGGCCAGCAACAACATTGCAAATGTGGGTTCGCTGAGAAATCTCTTCCTTACTAATGCCGATACCAATGGTGCGGCAGCTGTGGTGAGCGATGCAGTCAACGCCAGCCTGACCGCAGCAAGTAACACGCTTGCCGCTGGCATCACCAGCAACGCCACGGCGATCACGGCGGTTAGCAACTCGCTGACCAATTACACACCGTCCGCTGGCCTGAACTCAATCGCTAAAAATACCAATGCGACGGCCCTCACGAACAATGGCACAAATTACACACTGTCGAATGCCACGCTTATTTCCCCAACGCTATCTAATGCTGTCTCTACGGGCACCGGCATTGATCTCAAGACATCGATTACAGCGACCAACCTGACCAACTACACAGCCCCGGGCCTCACCAGTACAGCCAGCAACCAAGTTGTTAATTTCGGCACGATTAGCAACAACTTCGTGTGGGCTACAAATGGCGGTTTTCCATCAAATGCCTACGTTGGGAATAATCTGACCGTTACCAACAATCTCTCAGTCAATGGCAACACGACGCTAGGCCAATCCGCAGCCCAGAGTGTGGTAATCAACGCTGGAACATTGACTGCCGCTAATGCGACCAATCTCTCGGCATCGTCAGTGGCCAATGTAGCAGCTTTGGAATCCATGCAAGCCACCAACGACACCGCGCTCATGACTCGGCTGACGGCAAATCAGGAAGATTTTTTCGGGCCGAGTGTGCTAAACCTTCCAGCTGCAGGGGCATCCACTTCGTCAACAAATGGGGTCAATATTTCGTTCGATAGCGCAGGAAGAATTGCATTCGGCGGGTCGCCTACAGTAGCAGGAGCCTTTGCAATGGCAGATGTACCCCGTTGGGAACAGAATTACGCATCAACTCTTTCTCAGCGTCTTGCCCTGAAGTGGACTTATTTTTGTGGCACGGATACCTCCAACAATCAGTGTATGGGTGTTTTTTACGGAGGAAATCCGGTCGGGGGCACCAACCCCGTACTCACTTCTGATGGGCTGGCCGTAACATGGAACCTTGCGAAAGTCATCACGCTGCAAGCCAAGATCAATGGGACGGCTCTGCAAAGCATCACGGTCACGAATGCTGCAATGTCCTCGGGGCTTGATGCTGGAACGGATTATGTTTTGTCGTGGAATGGCACGAACACTCTCACTTTTCTGATGGCCCATTACGGAGGCACGACATGGAGCCGACCAGCGGTCATGGCGACCTTGGTGACAACCAATAATTGCAGCAACGATGGACTGAGCGATGGCAATGTCCATGTGATTAAGTTTTTTACGGGAACCAATGGCGGAGGAATCTACGACGCACTAGGGAACATAAGCCGCATTTTTTACTAAGACACCAAACAACTAACCAACTGCTAAAATATGAGCATCCTCAACGCCTCTCTCATCACTCCTGCGCAGTCCAATGCCCAGGCGATCCTCACCAACATTCAGTCACTCAAAACTGCCATATCTGGCGTGCTGGCTGACTCCCTTCCTCGTATCAATCAGGAGACTCTGGATGCTCTTGGAACAAATTCTGCCAGCCTCTTCGCCGAACTGGAGGCCCTGGACGCCTACGCAACCGCTCGCCTGACGGCCAATGGAGACGCGGCAGGGCTTGCCGAGCTGACCGCGCTCACGTCGCGGATTCCGGCGGTCACAGTCAATGCTGACGGCACCGTGACGATCAATGCTGCTCCCGTGGTGCAATCCGAGCCCTTCGTGCCGCAACCAATACCGACGGCCAATCCTCCGGCGGCTTAGTGCGACTGATTTTTTAACAACCGCAAAGCTCAGTAATTCATGGATAACCCAATTCCACAACCATCACCCCAAGGAGTAGCAGCCAGCATAGGTACTGGCTCAGTGACCTATGTGGCAAATTCCATTGCCACGGCACCAATTCACGCGCCTTCGCTCCAGGACTTCGCGACAGCCATTACGGTTTTGAGCGGCACTCTCTCAATCCTGATCTCGCTCGGGGTCATCTTGGGCTGGCTGATTTCCGTGTGGATCAAATTTCACAAGGAAAACAAATCGCCAAAATCATGAACCTTCAATCCCTCATCTCCTGGATTAAACCCATCGCCGTAACGGTCGGGAGCGCTTTGCTCTCCGGTGCAGGACAGGCCGCCGTTCAGTATCTGCAATCCGGAGGCCAGCCGACGAACTACAAGGCCCTTGGCGGTGCTGCGCTGACCGGCGCAATCGTCGGTCTCGGAGCGCTCTACATCAAGCCTCCAGCGGCAACCACGGCCGCCCCCACGATCACACCGATTCCTCCAGTGCCATCGCAGAAAAGCTGAAGGATGAAACTTGAAAGCTGAAAGAAAAATTATGAAAAGCCTTCGACTCGGCATCCTCAGCTTTCAGCTTTCAGCCTTCACCCTTATTCCCCTTCTCTGCCTCTCCGGCTGCGCTCGTGACTATGTGGTGAATAACTCCGCGCCTGTCAAGGTCGCGGCCAGCACGACAGAGAAGGTCTGCTACGCAGTAGGAACGGCCGTCGCGGCCTCCGTGCTCACTTCGCTGGCTGTAAAAGAGATCAAGATCCGCTGATCCCATCCTGTAAATCCTGTTCATCCTGTCTAAAAATGAAAAAGGCCCTTTCTCTTTTTCTGGCCTTCGACCTTCGTCCTTCGTCCCTCGACTTCCCGATCGCATGAAACGCATCCTCTCCATCGCCGGCGGCGGGATGCGTGGTGTGATCCCGGCACGCTTCCTCCAGGAGATCGAAACCGTTGTCCCAGGAGTAAAATGGGACTTGATTGCGGGAACATCCACCGGGGCGATCCTTGGCGCGCTCCTCTCCGCTCCGCAGCCAGTTGGTGCCTCGGACATCCTGAAGTGGTATTACAACGAAGGGCCGAAGATTTTCAGCGAATCGGTTTTTCATAAGCCAGAGGAGCTGTGGGCGGCCAAGTATGGGGGCGAGTCTCTTTACAGCTCTCTGCAGGCTTGTGTGGGGGCGCACGCCATGAGTGAGTGCAACACGCTCTTCACCTGCGCCACGGTCAATGCTGATGCCATACGGCCCGTGTGGCTCGATCAGACCACGCCCTGGGCTGCCTGGGAGTGCGCGGCGGCTTCCTCCTCGGCCCAGACCTATTTCCCTGCATTCAGCAAGGCTGGCACGCGTTACATCGACGGGGGAAACTTCGCCAATAATCCCGTGCGCCACGCTGCCAATCTTGCCCGGAAGCTCTGGCCATCTGAAGAGATCACCGTCATTCACTTGGGAACCGGAGAGCAAACAACTCCGAAGCCACTTCCTGAAGGGGGACTCCTGCAATGGGCTCCGATCGTCTTTGGTGAGATGTCATCCCTCCAGGATACCGAGGCCAATAGAGATGCCCTGTATGCGGCCAGCGTGATCACTCTGAATGTCTCCATGAATCAGTTTCCCTCGATGGATGCCGCCGACAAGGCGACCCTCGATGGCTACGTTGCGGCGGCTGAGTCACAGATCATCCGCAATCCCCGGATCTGGAATCAGATTGAGGCAGCACTGAAATGACCATTCAGGATCTCATTAATGCGGCAGACGATGAGCCGCCCAGATTCCAAAAGTGGCTTGCCTGGGTACTTCCAGAGGAGATCGAGCCTGATTCACAGGGCAACATCCCTGTCGAAAACCAACACGATGGCGCCGGGTACACGGTCGCGGGGATGACGCAGCGCGACGATGGGGTGACTGTTATCACCAGTCCCGGAGGCCAGCTCGTCTGCACAAACTCTCCCGCATGGTTCGTTTCCAAATACTACGCGAAATACTGGAACGGCTGCCGCGCTGGTGATCTCCCTATGGGAGTCGGTGAGTGCGTTGCTAACTTTTTCCTCAATACCGGCCGCGGGGTTCGTTTTCTCCAACTGGCGCTCTGCGATCGGGGCATCCCTGTCACCGTCGATAATATCATCGGTCCACAAACCACCAATTCAACGTGGAAAGATCCGAACTCCAAGGCCCTCGCCCAAGCGATCTGCGCGCGCGCCATGGCCTACTACACCTCCATCGCTCCCAACTACCCTCCCGAGGATCTGGAAGACTGGACCAGGCGCACGAGCGATCTGCAGAGCGCTTTCTGCCAATAACCTAGGCCGCTAGCCACGTGGCTAGCGGTTCTGCGCTTTCGCCAGAGCGCTCTCTAGGTTGCCCAGAACAGGTTTACCATTGAGAGAGTAGTAGAGTGTTTGCTGAGGATTCTGCCTCCAGATGAGGTGCCAATCCTGTCGCAGCATGGCTCCGAAAGCATTTTGGGAATCTACCCACCCGTGCGCTTCCCAGATTCCCTGCCCCAGATCTCTCGCGCCCGCATCCTCTCCACTTTCGGAGAATTTTGCCGTCGAGGGAGTCAGGAGGCTCGCCTTCACCATGGCACAAGCCTCGGAATAGTAATCGCTCGGCCCAGGAGGCTTTGTCGCTTCATCTGCTAGGTGTCCGCAAAAAGAAAAGCAACCCCACATTCCGAACAAACACCCGCCAATAATGACCCAGGCGGAAAACATATTTTTTTTCTTGGCTGCTTCTTTTTTCTTGGCTGCTTCTAAAAAGCTCTTTCTAGCCACGTCCTTCTGTTGTTTTGCAAGCAGGTCGTGATCAGGATGCATATCAATCCCCTTTAAGTCGGCTACCTGAATCCAATTAACACATCCTTCATGAAATGCGTAATCGTTTCTTGAAATGATTCCTTTACTGAGTCGTTGCCTGATTTCCTCCATCGAGTAGGGCCCCTGCTGATTGCCGTCTTTGTTCAGGTAGATTTCCATAATGCTGCAATTAGGCGAGTCCCGCCCCCTGGTCAATCTTGCTTCTCTTCGAATTCTGCTGGCTCTTCGGCGCCGCGTGATAAAGGAAGCTTTATCCTGGTGTACCCTAATGGATGGGCAGGCCGTATCGGCATTGAGCCAGTATCTGGGAAAGCTTTCAGTTTTTTTTGAATATTCTTCCGCTCAACGATTTTGCTGAGTTCGTTGACAATGAAGTTCGATCGGTTGCGATTTTCAGCCTTTGCCAGCGCATCGATCTCCTCCAGGAGATCTTTGGAGAGAGAAAATCCTACATGCGTCATCCCCTCAGCCCTGGCATGACTTTTAGGTTTGTTTTTCATTTCGTCATAAGATTTCCACACGCCGTATATTTTTTCAAACAAAATATATTTTTTCCGTTGACCGTGTTTTCATTCCGTCATACGGATAGGAGATGCAAGACACAGCGCCGACTTCCAAGAGTTCAGAAAAAGTACAAGTAGGTGTTTCCCTACCTACCGAGTTGGTTAAGGAGCTCGACAAAATTGCAGAGGAACAGGACCGGCCGCGAGCCAGCGTCATCCGAAAACTCCTCGCCGAGGTCATCCGCAACAAGCGCGCTCACGCCGCCTAATTCCAATGACAAAGCCCTCCTACTCCCGCATCGAGCAACTCTTACAACTCCAAAGCGTCACTTGTGATGGCAATCTGATCAGCAAGCAAGAGCGCGATCATTTGGAAAAGGCCGCCCTGATCTGCAGGAGTCACGGATGGCAGGTGATCACCCCGAAGGGAATAGAATATCTGTCAGATCTGGGCCTCCTCAAAGCCTAATCCCCCTCTTACTTTCCCACCTTTTACTTTCCCACTTTCCCACCCCTTCCCATGCGTTACTCCGAAATCGTCCACCCCCCGAAACTTGGTGTCCGCCGTGCCACGGCCGAGGCCATGCTAGAGCATCGCGGCGTCTTCGAGAAACTCCTTTCCGAAGGTCTCATCTCACCAGTCAACCCCGGCGACAGCGTCGAGCTCTTCGATGTCGAGGAGATCCGCAGTGCTTGGAATACCTATAGGGACACGCTCCGGGGCAAGGTCACTTCCGCCGCGCCAGCACATTGATCGAAGCATCATTCGTCCTCACATGAGCATACCTCCTCTGCACCACACGGACACCGTCACCGAGCCACTCGGCAACTTTGAAGATGCTGGCTGCGTTATCCTCCAGGAGGATCGATGCGAAGGTGTGCCGCATCAGGTGGGGATTGCATTCCACCCCGACACGCTGACACGTTTCGTCAAACGGCTTTCGGAAGTCCCATCGATAGCGTGCTTTGGTTCGCTCTTTGATGAGGGGCATCAGGGCATGCTCACCCGGCTTCCTGCCCCGAAGGTACAATTTCATCCAGCGCCTCACGACAGGATTCATCGGGACGAAGCGTCGATCCCTGTCCTTTGGTCGAAAAGATGGTGTGTCGTGGATGTGGGTCACATTGCGCCGAAAATCAAACCAGCTCACCCGGGCCTCGACGATCTCCTGCTTTCTCATGCCGAGGTGGAAACCGCAGAGCATCACAAAGCGGATGCGATGATCAGTTTTACTACCTTTGAGCAAGGCCCTCATCTCCTCCCTGGTGAGCGCCTCCTCGACGGCCCTGGCATTACCGGTCTTGCCGATGGGAAGCACCTCCGCGGGGAAATCAGGCCGCAGCTTCTCCCGATCCCGAGCCCATCGGAAAAAGGCCCTCGCGCTCGCGCAGTACGATTCGATCGTACTAGCGGCAAGCCCACGTTTCTTCATCGTCGCCAGCCACGCCCGGAGGTCGCTCTCCGTGACTTTCTGGACAGTTTGCTCCTCTCCAAGATAGCGGCACAGCTCCCCAAGGATGTAACCCCTCGATTCAAAAGAGTCTCGCGAGTAAATGCCATCCGCGAGCATCTCTCCCAGAAACTTCTCCGTCATGGTGACCATCTGGTCCCTCGCCGAAAAGCGGGGCATCGAAAGCAGAACATCTCGCTTCTTCCGTGCGTCGGCCAGATCCGCCGTCTCAAGATTCACCCAGGAGCGCTTCCCCTGAATCATGCGGGAAAACCACCAGCTTCCCCGCTTCAAAGCAAGTCCCCTGTTCTCCCCCTTCACCTTGTCAGTCCTAGCCATCCCTAGACCGTTCACAAAAACCGTTCACAAAAGCAACAATGAAAAACAGCCCAATAGTGACCAATCCTAGCCCCAAAGCGTGCGCGGTGGCAGGTTCGAACTGCCGACCCCTACAGTGTCAGGAGAGTGTTTTATCTGTAGGTTCACAAATTTCGTTCACAAAGAAGCGACGATGGGCTGATTTGATCTGTTTTGTGATCGTTACACTTTGCGGTGTAGCGGTCTGGATCTGGGATCTAAAAAGGATGGGGGTGCTCCATGGATAAGCCCCTCGAAGAGATGCGTCGAGGAATCGGGCTGCACCGGTTCCATGTTCCCGGCACCGAGTACGCTGGTGATCGTCCGAATCTGAACTGGCCGCGCTTTCTGCTCCATCTGCAGAATCAAGGGAGGATCCTTGAATGGTGGAGCAATGGGTGGGTGTGGCCATTCCAGGCTCCCCGGCTTCGCACTATGTATCCCACGGTAAGGAGGGCGTCATGAGCGATCTGACTAAGTGCGATACGCAGTATTGCCCCTCGGCCGGTGTCTGCTGGCGCAAGCAAGCTCCTGCCAAGCATGATGGTTTTCAGAGCTATCAGCATTTCCCCCTGCCGCCTGGAGCGGTGCGCTGTGAGAGTTTCTGGCCTTTTGTCGCGGCTGATGCCGTGGAGGAGATCCGGCGCTGCCGGGAGCTGAAT